TTGTCACTCTTATACAATTCGATATTATCTCTTATGTAGTTGACTAACTTCTCATTCTGGTCACATCGTACTGATTGCGATATGCATGGTGATTCATTCACTATGGCGTCTATATTCACGGCTTTCTAGTAATAGTAAGGTTTTTCGATAACCTCATAAACAGCAGGTGTGCTCTTGGCCACAACTTGCTTATACTCTTTCTCGATGGTGGGTGCTCATTCTCTGTTTAACATACTTCCACCTACTAATATGGCTGAATGCATCTCTCTCTCCATATCATATTCCTCCTCTGATTGAAGTATACTTTTAATATATGGGCAAACTCTATACCTGACGACTCTATAGAGCGAGTAAGCAGTGTAAATCACAGAAATCAATTCTGTCATGTATAGAACGGGGTGTACAAATAAGAAAGCACCTTGAATCATGGTAGTTGACAAGGATACGACAAGGCGTATTTCATTAATGTACAATGCGGTCTTGGTCTATAGGGCATAACCTGCTAACTGTTGCATAAGAGGAGGCATTGGTTCTGACTTTGCCTTAGGAGATGGCACTTTTTTGACAGTGTCCCAAAATACCTGTTTCGAAGAGGCGAACTTAGATGATAACTACGTAATCTCTTTTAGGAAGTAATCCGCTTGTGGATTTTGTGGTGTATCAGAGTGTAGCGTAATCTTTATAGGCTTCACTCGTTTTCGAGTAGATTCAATGGATACGACGAAGTCACCGAAGGCCACGTTATGTCGTATAGCCGATGATTTTACGTCAACCGCTAGCTCTGACCAGGTTGCTCCGCCGTTTACTCTATAATGTCAATGTAGTAGCATACCATCTTTCTGTCGACATAGTATCCTATCTATTTTGGTAGTTCATCTAAGCCATCTCACGAAACTATCAAATTTACCCAATTTCTCGTTCTCCTATCGTTGATATCCATAAACCATAAAGCCTTCTCTCATAGGCAGTATGTGTTCGCCAGCCTAATACAGTGGCTAGTATCGTATGACTGTACCCGTTTCCGGAATTTCGTATGGCTGTATATGGATTGGCGTGTTGATAGCACCTTCTTTATGAATTACAATGTCCCTAAAACTATCACTATTTTTCACATGCTCAGGCATATGCATAGTGTATCCGTTATCAAGAGTTGACACATATTCATCCGCAATAGCTCACAGGGTAGTGTAGAAATGCGTTCCCGGTTTGGTGCAGCCCTTAGGGTCGGTGTATTTGGTGAAGTCAAGCCTCAGTTTTCTAGCGTATGATGGGTCTATGAATTGTTTATCTTTACTCACGCCAGAGCCAGTGTTTGGATTTTCGTACAAATCGAACGTGTCGAGTACATCAAAAGAGGAGCCAATTTTCAGTCCTGGACCTGACCTATATTCATATACTGCTCGTTTCGAGCTAACATAGCCGATTAGAGTTAGCTCAGGAAAACATTGTGGATATTTGTCTCTAATTGCAGCGTATATATAGGTTGGTATCATCTTGTAAGTTTGTATGGCTCTAACGAGTTTGAAAGCAACGTATTTGTAATTATACAGGTATGTTTGCTATTGTAGCCATAATCCATGTACTTCGTTATAGTATTCGTGACCTACATCTATTTGTTCATATTTATGAATCTGTCGCACGAAGCACATTCTTTGTTTTCAGGAGTTCTTATCAACGCAAACTTTAGCTTGCTTAACCTTGACATGTCTAGCGGGATTGGCGAATTTATAACATCAGATAGCTTCTTTTATATCTTTTCTCTCTTGTGTTGAGTGGATGGTTTTCTCTCACAAGATGTGGACATGCTAAAGATATGGAGCTATTAAATCCCACTGGTGAGGATGGCTGATTACTGTGTCATATGTTATCTTGATTGAGCTAACATTACCTCTTATGACGATTGCTTCATTGGGTTGGTCATCGAATGGTATCAATTGTGACCTGAAGACATATTTACCGTGTCTTCCGTAGGGGATACACACATGAGCGTGTGCCATATCTTTGGAGACCTGGTGTATATATATACACATTCGTGGGGATTGTTCATTCATAAAGTCTTTTACCAAAGCCAAATCATATACAATCGGAGTGTTCAGTCAGATTCTCGACGCATATTCCTACAGTTGTGTTTTGGTGGGATAAGCACCTATAGCGTTGGATATTTCTTCGTGTCTGCCATGTGCTGTACAATATTCTATATCATCATCATGAGCAGGTGCGCACGCCACAGTCAAAGCTGCTGCTGCGCAATATCCTCTATTGTACAAAGTGTTTTCTGAAGGCATTGACACGACCACAAACGTATCATCAATGACCATGGCTGAATCGCCGCACAAGTCCTTAACGCTCACGGCTGTGACACCTCCACCCTAATGAGTAGCGGTGTGGCATGTGTTTGCCAACGTCAAGTATGTGCCAAAATCTAATTCTTTCAGTTCAGATATCTCCTTTTTCTATCATTTTAGAAGTACTTCTATCTTGAAGTCTTCTTTTTTGCCTCCTATTCGCATCTCGTTGATGTCGATGTCTGGCGTTTGCAAGTTCTATCATTTGGACTTCCTGTAAGTTCTAAGAGCAGTTCACCACTCAAGAACTAGGTCGTCCGTTCTCTATAATAGCGACACCACTGAGGTATACTCCTCTGAACCGTATGCATAGACGACAGGTCAACGACCCACCTATACTGCAGCACACAGCTCAGACTTGTATCATCAAGTGATATCGGCCTAAGATATATGAGCCTCGATTTTGCTCCTTCCCCCAGCGAGACTGCTGGGCATATCACAGATTGCTCTGCTCCTCTTTAAGGTCTGAGGAGCCGTCCCCTCTGTGGGAGGTGACTTGCT